GCCGTCGCCCGCGCTACTCGTTTCCCTCGTCGCCGATTGCGTCGAAAATCTTTTTGAGCAGCAGCGCGGCAGCGGCATACGGTTCGTTGAGAATGTCCTCACCGTAGGCTTTGATCAACAACGTCGCTGCCACCGGCGGGAACGCAATCTTCCGTTCGCTGGCGTCCAGAAACTCGTGGTACTCGCCCAACGTAATCTCGCCGACTGCGGGCGTCAGTCCCGCCACCCGCGACCGCACCGCCTCGTCCGGCTCGAAAATCTGCGGCAACACCCGTTCGTACACGCGCTTGAGCGCGCGTAGCGGGAACCGATCCGCCTGATCCCCAATCGCTTTCCGAATCAGCCGCGCCACCACCGGCGCGGTCAACTCGTTGTTGAGCACGCTCGCAGCGTCGCGGATGCTGAGCGCCGCGCGGTCTATACGAATTGCCTCGATGTCGTAAATCTCTGCCGGTTTGTCCATATCTCCTCCTTACGAGAGATTGGTTGGGCTGTTTCCAAGCGTGTACCGCCGCAACGACGGCGTTCTGACCGTCACCATAGCGACATACGGTTCCGCGTCGCTCGGATCAAGCGCACTGAGCGTAACGTTGGTGATCACCCCTAACTCCGTCGTTGTCCCGCCGTCGTTGCTGGTTGCGTAGGCGCGCGCCTGGCTGACCAACCCGCGCGGCGACCAACGCACACCGAGGCGAGGCGAGGTGCTTTGGAACTGATCAAAGATCGTATTCGCCGCAGAGTTCGTATCCTCGTTGTACAAAAACGTCAGCGTAATCTCAATCGGTTCGCGTTTACCGACGGTCACCGTCGCATAATCGCTTGAACCGCCAACATACGCCTCACCGCTTGGGCGCGAAAGCTCAACGTCGTCTATTTTGACGGTTGCGTTTGAAACCGCAGTCCACGTCGTTCCGTTGGTCGAAATCTCGACCGCAAAATTACCCGCGTAAAGCCCGGCAAGAACTCCAGAGTGCGACATCCCCTACCTCCTATACCGACGGCGCGCGGATGAGGTGCGCAAATCGCGTCGTCATCACAACGCCCTCATACGCTCGCTCGCCGTATCGTATTACGTCCACTATCCCGCTCACGTTGAGCAACTGCACATCGCCGCGAACATACCACGCGAAGCGCAGTTGCGCAACGTAATCCTCAATATAGTCCGCCAGCGCCGCCGCCGTATCCGCAACGCCGCGCCCCATTCCAACGTCGCGCACGAGCAGCAGATCGTCGATCTCCCACACCGCGCGCGTTGCGCGCGTGGGGGTGTAGACGCCGCCTTCCACCAAACGCAGCCCGCCGAGGACGGGGATAATCCGAACCGGAAGTTGCGCTGCGTCCGACCAGTTCGCCTGCGTGGAGAGATACCAAACCGGAACAACAGCGTTGTTGTACTGCACCGCCAGGTCGGACAGCAGCTTGAGAATGTCAATGACGGTGTTATACGACATCGCGGTAGCGCTCCAGTATTGCGCGAACGTCATCCGGCAACGCCGACGGCAGCAACACCAACCCGTGATCAATTACCGTTGGGCGGTCGGGATCGTTCGCCGTTCCGCGTTGGCGGTACAGCCACGCCGCCAACCGGATCGTTGCGTGAATAATGTCGTCTGGCGGGTCGGTACTGTACCCCCAACGCGCGGTAATTTCCGCCGTCTGCGTTCTGCCGCACCAACGTTTGTCACGTCGCACCAATATAGAGTGCGGCGCGTCAACCGGATGTTTGTCAATTTCCGCCAGCGGGATTGTTACATCATCCCCGTCCTTCGCGCCGGTGAGTTCGGCGATGTAGACGCCCGACGGCAGCAGCAGATAATCCCAACGCATTACCCCGTCCCACATCATATGCTCGTGTCCGAATCGGCGTGCGGTCGAAACGAGCGGCGCTTCAAACACTTTGCGCGTCATCTGCTCAATCATCGCAGTTGCGCGCACGAGCAAATCCGTCAGCAGCGCGTCGTCTGCGTTTGATGTGATGCTGAGATAATCCTTCAACTGCGCCAGCGTCGCGTACATCGCTTACCTCACAGCACGCGCGTCCAGTTTGACGGGAGCGACGCGGGAATATCGCGCCCGGGGAACGCCGAAATCTCAATCGCAATCTGCGCCGTACCCGTTCCGGCGATGCGTACAAACATATGCGATGCGAGCGTTTTCGCTGCATATGCCTCTGCGCCGGTCACGAAAATCTCGTAAGACGAGTTCGACGCCAGCGACGTAATCGCCTTATCCGTCAACTGCGCCGAGTTGTTTGTGTTGTTTGTGTCGTTGACGTGTACTTGCAACGACGCGGTGCCGGTCACCGTCCCGGTGTGCGCAACGATGCGCACCGCCTGCGCGTTTGCGATGCTGATAACCGACGTGTCCGCAGGCGCTGTTACGTTCGCGTTGAAGTAGCGCAGCAGCGGCTGGATGGTCTCCTGAACAAGCATCGTATGCTCCTCCTCTAGTGCGCCGTCACAACACCTGCATCTCTTTTATTTATAGAGCGTGTTGTGACAGCGCCCGTTGTGTGTTCAACCGTTGATCCGTAACCGCCGTCACAACACCGCATCTTCTTTTCTTTCTATGCAGTGTTGTGACAGCCCGCCTCACCCAAACGTAGTACTCCCCACCGCCGGTGTCATCAGCAGTAGCAGCGTCACAACACAGCATCTTCTTTTAATTAAGAGATGTGTTGTGACACTGCGCTTGTATTACGATCCAGCCTCGATCTCGACGAACGGGCTTACCTTGTTGTTCCCCGCGCCGTCCGCCAAAATCAGCGGCGCGTTGACGAGCGGCGCGCCGTCCACCCGCACGCCGAACAACCACACCGATTGCCGCTTGAGGAACCGCACGTGTTCACTAAACGCGACACTGAACGACGTGCGCTCGACCATTGCATAGTACGACAAATCCGCCAACACCAACGATCCGGCGCTGGTCACCGTCGGCAGATGCTCGCTGTAGGCAATCGGGATGCCCGCGAGGGTGTCGCCGTACACCAACGACTGCCCGTTGACGGTATAGAGCAGCGTCTCGCTGAGTCGCGTCGCCATCAGCCGCGAGCGCCAGAACGGGTGTGCGATCCAGACGGCGGTTGCGCTGCCAGGCAACAAGCGCTGGATCATTTGCAGAATAGTGTTCGTATCGTTTTCGACCTGCGTGCCGCCCGTCGCCCGCGTCACGCTGATCGCCGCCGGGTGCCCAACAATCCCGCGCGGCTGCCCAACACCGGTTCCCCGCAGCATCACGCGCGCCTTCAACACCGCGTAGGCGCGCCCGAACAGCGACACCAGCGTATCCTCAAGCGCCTGCGGCGCGTCGGTGATGAGTTCCGTCGCCGCTGCAACGTAGGCATCCGCCGAGTGCGGGCGGAAGATGCGCTGCTCGAAGCGCGGTTCGCTCTCTTGAACATCAGCGCTCTGCTCGCGCCAGATGAGCCGCACCCCACCGACCAGCGCGCTCGATTCAACGTTCGGCGCTTGGTCTTGCTCCAGCACCGGGAGCGCCAGTTCTGCAGCGTTGGTGCGCAGCATCAGCGGACCGCGCCCGGCGGCGACCAACTGGTCGAACAGCATCGGCGCGCCGACCGCGCGGATACGCTCCTCGAACTGAGTGGGCACCAGAAACCCGCCGCTTGCGCCGGTCGTTTCATCCAGCGCTTTCGTACTCTTGTACACCGCGCGCAGACGCTGAATGTTGTTGGTCGCAACACACTTCAAGAAGTCGCCGAACGACACACCTTCGCCTTCCGCAGTGGTTGCTGTTGTTGCTACGCCGACGCTCTGCGCCTTCACCGCCGCCGCCACCTCGTCACGCAGCCGTGCGGCAATTTCGGCGGCGAGTTCCGACTGATTCATCACGATTTCCGTCATCTCCTTCCTTCCCTCCTTCATTTGATGACAAGCCGATAATTCCGAAGCATTGTGCGCGGCTCTGCAGGCGTCGGCGTGATGCTCGCGTCCAACCCAAGCAGCCAGCGTTTGATGAATGTCGCTTTTCCGACCGCTTCACGCATTACCAGATGCGCCGCAGTGCCGCTCGACCAGCCCAGTTCCGGCGCGATCTGGGCGAGGTAGCGATACTTTGCATCAAGCAGCCCGCGAATGATCACCCCCTCATCGGTGATCTCCAGCGCGCCGTAGCCGATCGGCTCTTCAACGAGAATCACCCCCGACGCGGTTTTGACGGGTTGCGCGTGGTTCAACCAAATCGGCGTTTCGCGTAGACGCCCGAAGTCGGTATCTCTCGTGAAAAACTCGTTTTCGAGATCGGTTGCGTCGGGGCTGCCGAACACCACCAGCAGTCCTTCAACGTCGCCGGTGTATGCCGCCTTCAGTGCCGCGCCGGGCGCGGTCTGCCACTCCATCTCTCACCTCCCCTTCAGCACCGCGATTGCTTCCTTCAGCGCCGCCTCTGCCGCGTCCTTCAGCGCCGCCCAGCGCCCGCGATGGACGCGCGCTTGCGGCATTCCGTAGACGTAGCGCGCATACGACGCGGTGTTCTCGACGATCCGCGACGTTTTCGCTAATTTCTTGATCCGCAACTTCTGCCGCAAGTTCCCCGTTCGCCGGTAGCGCGATCCGGCGGGCGGGGGCGGGTAGACCTGCATCACGCTGTGCGCCGCCGCCGCGCCCGCGTCAAGCGCCGCCTCAATCTGCGCCGAACGCGGCAGCAGTTTGTGCAGCGCGTTGTCTACGTCAACAGAAACACTAAGCCTCATTCTTCCTCACCAGCCTTACGCCGCACCGACAACGCGGGTGCGCCGGGGGCCCGCTCCGTCCGCCCCACTCGTCCTCGCGCTTGCCGTGGAGCGCGCCGCATATCGGACACACCTGCTCGTCGTTGGCGGTTTCCCAGATCATCACGTACTCCAGATTATGCTCGGCGCGTAGTCCTTCTCTGTACGCCCGCACGCCTGCCGTCGCCGCTTCGGTTGCAGCGGTAATCGCGACGGTCTCGGCGCGCTTCGCACCAACAACCGGCTCGATCATTGCAACGAGTTCGGCGCGGTCGGCGTTCGGCATCCGCCGCCACGCCGCGACCGCGCGGGCGATGTAGTCGCGTGTGTACGGATAGAGCAACTCCTCAACTTGCCGCCGCGTCGCTTCCTCTGCCCAGTCCGCCAGCAGCGCATCGACGTTGACCGCAACGCCGATTTCCGCCCGCATCTCGTCTGCAAACAGCCGCGCAATCGTCTCGATATTGCGGCGCATCGCGGGGTAGAGCGTCTCGTTGAACATCTGCGCCGTAATCTCATCTGCGCCGTCGAGCATAGCCTGACGCAACTGCTGAAACGCGCGCTTGAGGTCGCGGTACAGTTGCACCTCGTGCGGCATCAGTTCCGGTTCGGCTTCGTCTTTCTTCAGCGACTTCGCTTCAACGTCCGCCGGCTCCTCACTTACCGCGCCGTTGACGCCCGCCAGCCGCAGCGCTGTTCTTACGTCGAGACCGGCAGCAACCGCCTCGCGCGCAATCGCCAGTCGGTTACGCAGACGCAGTAGTTCTTGGTCTGCCGCGTCCTCAACGAACTGCGGCAGATCGAGACGTGCGCGGGCTTCGTTCAGCGTCAGCACCGGTTGTTCGGTCAGGCGCTGGATCGCCTCTGCCTTCTCCAACTCCGAGTTCTGCACCGCGTCGATGCGCGCCTCGTTGCAGCGCAGCGTTTGGTTGTACGCCGTAAAGTGCGGTTGGAGCATCGCCGCAATTTCGCGTGCTCTGGTCAGTATTGTGAGAAGAACAAACGTTTGGTAGTCGCGCAGCGCGGTTGCGTAATTACTCGCATTACTGAAGACCAACGACATCGGCACTTGAAACGCAGTGAGCATCAGTTCCGCCGCGCGCTGGAGCAGTTCCGGTTGGATTACGTCGGAAAGTTTGTCTCCCAACGTCACCGTTTTGATCTCGCTCGACAGCGCCAAATGCCGAAACGCATTGCGAATGCCGCTGACGAGTTGTCGCAACCACTGCTCGAACCGCGAGCGCTCCGCATCGGTGGGGCGCTGGGCGAACATCCACACCGTCGGGCGCACCGCGCCACGCTCAAAGTACGTGCTTTGGTACCGCTCTGCCGCAAGCAGTGTGCGGGCTTGCAGCAGCGCAGTAGCCACCAGTCCGACGCCGGGTTCAACCTCACTTCTTACGGACGGTTCCCAGATGTGCAGTAGTTCTGTTTCCGGCTCAAGCCGCACTTCTGTGTTGTTCACGCGGCGCGTAAATCCGACCAAGCCGCGCTTCGGATCGGTGACGGGGGTGATCGTTTTGGGGTGCAACCGACGCAACCCCAACGGCGCTGCCGGATCGCGCAGTAAATACGCCGCGCCGTACAAACAGAGGTCGATCTCGACACCGCGAACGATTGCCGCCAACCGCTCGGCGTCGAATGCGACCAGCATACCGCGCCGCGACGTAATCTCCCACGGCAGCGATGCCAGCGCATTGGCGCGCAACGTCACCGCCGTGCGCACCACCGCGACGCGCTCATACGCCGTCTCTACGTCAACCGCGTCGCCGTCACCGGTGAACACACCCGTCCACGCGGTCGGAAGGAAATCCTCCAGATTGAGCGCCTTGATCTCGTAGCGCTCAAACGGCGACAGTACGAGTTGTGCGGCGGGCTTATACATCAAACAACACCTCAGCGCCGCGCGCCGCGCCCCACGCCGCCAGCGCCAGCGCGATCACACCGTCGTCGTGACAGCCTTCCGGCGCACTGTAGCGCATCCGACCCGACGCGCCGATCTCGACGCTGTACATCTCTAACTCGTTGAGCAGCCAGTCCAATTCCGGCAGCACAATCGTTCGCTGCTCCAGCGCCAGCGCGAGGGTGTCAATCAGCAGCGGTTTTGTCGCTGCGGTCGTCGTAAACGCCTGGACGGGCAGCCCGGCGCGCTGTAATTCTTCGATGTTCGGCGCGCCGATGCTGTTTACCTCCGCAATCACCACGCCGCCGCCGTTGCGCTTCCAGAATGCGACCAGAGCGCGGCGCTGCGCTGCGAAATCCACATCAACCAGACGCTCCACGTCAACGACGCAGCGCGTCTGCGGATCGAGCGCGGCGAATACGGTTGCGTCCTCATAGCGCCCCCAGTCCACACCGATCACCGCTGCTTCGTTGCTGCGTTTGATCGCCCCGACGCACGCGCGGACGTTGCGGAACACAGCGCCGCCGTCGTCGAGAAACTCTGCGTCTAACTCTTGACGCGCGGCGCGTTCGGTCATTGCAGATCGCAGCAGCGCAATATCTGCCGGGTCGAGACGCGGATTGTCACTCGTTGAACGCCGAACCGTCGCCCAGCGCGGGTCTTCTATCGCGCTCTGGTGGATACGCCAGAAATCCCCTCGCCCTTTCGGCGTCCCGGCGAGGATCGCGCGCCCGCGCCGGTCAAGTAGCGCGGGGATGAGGTTTTCGCGCCAGATTGTTTCGAGATTGCGCACCAGTCCCGCCTCGTCTACCACAATCAGATCGTACCCGCGCGACCTTCCCGCGTTCTCGTTGTCGAGCGACCAGAACTCGACGCGCCCGCCGGTCGTTGTGTCAATCCGCCGTTCCGCTTTGTACTCGTCCGCAACCGGCGCGCGCAGTACGCGCCGCGTTTGCTCCCATACCGGCAGCATCAGTTTGTAGGTCGGCGCGAAATATCCGACCGTCTGTCGCCGCACCAGCGCGGCTTCGACCAGCATTCGCGCCAGTAAATGAGATTTCCCCCACCGCCGCCCGGCGCGCAGATGCACGAACCGCGCGCTTCTGGTCTGTTCCGCAACGGCGCGTTGATCGGCGTGCAACTGGGGCAAGCGTATCTCATACCGTTTTGACGAACGCCGCCTCATCGACGATCACCAGTACGCTCTGATCGGCGTTCGGGTGTTCCTCGAACTGCGACAGAAACAGCCGCGCGGCGGCAACGCGCGCGCTTGCCGGCTCGTTGTCGTTGACAACGATCATAAACAGCGCACGCAACACCGCAGCGCGGGCTTCGTCTGTCAGAAGTTCGTCAACAGTCATTTGCGGTAGAACGTCTGAGCGATTGCTTTAGCCTCCGCTTCGTTCAGCGGAACAAGATACGAAACGACGTACCCGATCATCACCGTCAGCGCCGACTGCACCTCGGCGGGAAGGTCAATCCCCGCGAACTCACGCAGCGCCCACGCAAGAATGACAACGGTTGCGGCAGCGAGCGCGCCGTAGGTCACTTTGTCCAACGGTTGTGAAAAGGGAAGGTTCATCTCCTCCTCCTACTACTACTCCTCTCCCGGCGGGGCGCTGTGTGCCCCTCACTTTAATTGTACTGCAAAAACCCAGACTTTTCGTACACCAGATCGCGGCGGCGCGGGCGCGCGGTGTCACAACACCTGCTTCTCTTTTATTTCTATAGAGTGTTGTGACACTGCTGATGATCCGACGGCGGGCGCGGGGGAGTACTACTTTCAGGTGGTGCGGCGGGTGTCACAACACTGCGTATAAATAAAAGAAGATCGAGTGTTGTGACGCTGCTGAACAACCAGAAACCCCGCCGTTGCCGACGGGGTTTCTGGGAGAAGGAGAAGGAGGATCGTCTTACGCGCGCTTCGCTTCCTCGTAGCGCAGCGTCTCAACCAGTCTGCGCGCTTCCGCCTCGGTCGGTCGCCAGCCGACCGGCTCGCCGCGGTACTCGACCGCGTAGTCGCGCGTCTCGCGGTCGTAGAGGAGGCGGTAGTCAGCGCCTTCCTCAATAACAACCTCGCGCGCGGGGCGCGGCTTTGGTGCAGAGCGTCGCTTGGGCATTAGTGGTCTCCTTTCGCGTAATCGACTACGCGCACAGTATACCACACGCGCGCCGGATTGTCAAGTCACAAAATCGCGGCGAAAATCTCGAAAATTGGGTATTGACAAACGGCGCGGGGTGTGGTATAGTATAGTCACAGTAAATCAACACTATCTCAAAGGAGGCGCACAATGGAGACCTACAAGATTTGGGAAGGCGAGCGAACGTTTCTGCCAGGCGACGACACCAGCAAGTACAAAGTCTTCGAGATCACAGGCGAGGAACTTGGATGGTTCGAGGACGTAATTGAAGGAAAGACCTACTACGTTTATCAGACAATCGAGGGTGAGGTCGTGATCAATATTGTGGAACAGAACTACGGTATCGGTGAACCTAGCCGCGCCGTAATCTACCGGTTCAGCAACCTGGAGGACGCGGCGCAGAGCGAGCAGCGATACGCTCTTGAGGAACTGCGGCTTATCTAACGAACCAACCAACCACAAACCCCGCGCCTAACAAGCGCGGGGTTTTCTTTTCCCCACCGTCGCCAAGCCCGCGCGTCGTCGTCACAACACATCTGGTACTAGTTGTGTTTGACGAACGGGGTGACGGCGAAGGTGTAGCCCCACTGATCGCTGAACGCCAACCACCCGTCTTTGCTTCGCCGCACGATCAAGGATGAGTGCTTCCCGAACAGCCGAAGCCCACACCGCAACTGGGCGACGCTGTACCAGTGTGTGTCTTCGATGTCCCTCAAGCGAAAGAGTTCATACCCGCCGTGCGGGCTATCTACCAACGCAACGTAGTCTTTCGCGTTGGCTTCTTTCAGCGTCTTCAGTTTCGGATTGTTTGAAAGAGGAAGAACTTCCCACCCTAACGCCTTGTCGTCTAGCACCTCGACCATTCGCTTGATCGGGATTTGACGGCAGTAGAGTTCCGGCAACGTCACTTCTCGGTACCCGCCCGCCACTTCCGCCCCGACTTTCTCATCATACCACGTACTCTGGGCGGTTACGGTCACCCGGTTGCCGTTCACTTCAATACTTCCGATGTACGTCGCCTCCACCAGCGCAACGAGCACCTTCGCCGCCTTCGGTGAGATAGCGCCCTTTCCTCTTAGAAAAACGACGTTCTCAAACTTCTTGACAAGCAGCATTACGTGACTAGCCGCAACCAGCATTCCGTCGGCGACGTGAATGCCCGGATACGGCGGTGCTTGAACGTCAAGCGCCACATCCAAGAAGCGCGCAAGTTCCGTGCTCAACATAGTGTCTCTTCCTTTCTACAACAAGAGGCGCAGCGTGCGAGGGGTTCGCAGCCGCGCCTCTCTTACAGTCTAGCGCTTCCAGTAGTTATATCTCGAAATGTAGTCATATGCGCCGAGCATCGCCGCGTAAATATTGACCACCTCAATCTTTTGCTTCGCGCCCGTTGGGAAAGTTAGCGTAAAGACACCTTCGCTCTCGGAAAGAATCCACTTCCCGCTTGGGCTGCGCCAAGCCGCCGCGTCGCTATCATACCGCCAAACAATACCGCACACCTCAAAACCGTCGCGTTGCATAGTGGTTGCCTCCTCTTGATACAGTGATTATCGATTACAGTTACACTATACCACAACCCGCGCGCGTTGTCAATACCCAATTTTGGAGAAATCGTCAGTACGTTCCCGCCCCGCGCGCCCACTCTTCCAGCGTGAGTGTCGGCGCGTCTACATCCAGCAACGTCGATTCGTCGCGCGTCTGGGCGATGTGCGACGGGTTGACGGTGAGGTGCATACACGCTTGGGCGAGATCGTCAAACACATACACCAGCGCCTGATCGTATGTGATCCCGCCGCGTCGCCGCCCACGCCGCACCTCGTGCACCACAACGCGCCCGTCGTGCGCGCGGTAAAACGTTCGCTGGGCGTTGCGCTCGCTCATCCCACCGATCCGCTCGCCGTCGAAGGAGATCAGGTACACCCGCGCGTCGCCCGCAGCGATGTAGCCGCCCCAGATATTTATCATCCCCGCTCCTCTGTTAAACAAAAAAAAAAGCGCCGGACGTTCGCCCGGCGCTCCACAACGTCACCCCGCACCGCTACCTCGCCAACGCCCACACACATCTGGCGAGTGCTTCGGAAAGCGTCACCGCTTCCGCTTCATACTGCGCAAGCGTGCCCAGCCCTTTGTTCCAGTACGCGACCTCGACGCACCAACCGCCTTCGCGTCGTTCAATCTCGACACAGACGACGCGCGGCAGCGCAAACAGTGCGTCGAGCGGCATAAACGCGGCGGTGTGGATGTCAAGTGCGAGCGCGTCGAAGGCGTCGCTTGGGCGGGCGACGGTGATGATGCGGTCGCACTCGCCCGCGTCGGTCAGTACGACGCAGATAGCGTGCGGGTGTCGTTCAAACTGGAATTTCATTCCTCTTCCTCGTACCGGCTTAGCCACTCATCAAGTTCCAGCGTCGGCGCGTCGTATGCGCCGACCCGAACGAGATCATTGTACCAGCCCCGCCGCGCGGCGTCTTCAATACTGCCGTACACCGACACAACGCCATAGTCGACGCCGCCCTTCTCCCAGTCGCCGTAGCGATGCTCGGCGACGACAAGACACCCGTCGTACAGCCGGTAGAACGCCCGTTCGTCCGTTCGGTCTTCGTCGACCTCAACGACGAGGGAACCGAGCAGTTCACCGTCGAACTCGATCCAGACGAACTGTGAAACATCTCTGTTGCCGTGGACGCCCCGCCAACCGTGCCAAACCCGTACCCGCATTTTGAACCTCCTTTACAACGAAGGGACGCCTTGGCGAATTGGATCGCCCCGAACTGCTACTCGTCCAGACCGACTGTGAGCGGCGGGATGATGCCCGCCTGCGCCAATTCCCGCCAGAACATCGCCGCCGCTCCATTCACCCCTCCCATCGAGGGGAAGACGTGAATGTAAGCGTGCGTCGCTTCTCCTTCCCACCGAGACCATCGAACGACGTGCGCCACGATACGCCCGTCGTTTGTCTGATAAAACGTCGTCTGTGTTCCTCTGCTGTTTTCCTCTTCCCAAACCGAACCGAGGGTCTCGCCCTCAAACTCCTCGTACTTGACGAACTCGTAATCTTCACCGCAGACGACGCGCCGGGAACCTGACCAAATACGGATTGTAGCCATTTCAGACCTCCTCTAGTGAATATCGATCACGCTTCTACTCTACCACACCCCGCGCCGGTTGTCAAGCGGGAAATTCGCGAAATTACATCTTGACAAACGCAGAGCGGGCGTCATTTAGACGCCCCAACGCAGATCAGAAACCCCGTCCGACAACGGATGGGGCTTTTCATTTCCTCTTACACTCCCCGCAATGCCCGTACCGCAGCGCAGCAGCGTACTGCTGCTGCTTCGCCAGCCCCGCACCGCAGTGCGGGCACCGGTACGACGCAGTGCGCTGCGTATGCGCCGGATGCGCCGCATCCGGTTGCGGCTGCGGATGCGAACCGCCGTGCGTATGCAGCAACGTCGCAAGCGTATACGCCAGAGTCGCCAGCGGCGCGCTTTCCAGCGCCGACAGCGCCAGCAGCAAAACGTCGAACGTTGCGAGAAACTGCGCAGCACTGCTCAAACCCGCCGGTACGCGCGCGGCGTAGTCTGCCAGAACGTTGAGCGTAATCGCCGTCAGCACCGCCGCCCGCGCCACGCGCGACGCCAACCGTTGGCGCTGTTGGTCTGCAAACGCGGCGAACGCCAGCGACAGATACGCCAGTTCTATTCCGACCGCCGCAAGCCAGCCCGCGAGGTCGCCGCGCGTCGGCGCGAGTGCGCGTTGGACGCCCAGCGCGCTCGGCGCACTCAGCAGCAGTACTGATAACGTTGCGAGAATGCGGAACTTCAAGCGGCTATCTCCTTTCCCGTCACAACACGCATTCTTCTTTTATTTCTATAGCGTGTTGTGACAGCCGCCCCCCGAACCCGCTAAGCGCCGCAAAACCCCTCCTCGCAGAAGTCGCTTTGTTCCTCCGGCGTCGTATCAACCCGCAACACCGCGATCTCGTCTTTCCCGCGCTTCCGCCGCTCCTCATTGATGCGTCGCTCCAGTTCCACCGCCATCTCGCGCAGCGCCGGGTACTGCTTGAGCAGTTCCGCCTGACTTCGCGCCGATCGATACGGGCAAAACCAACACGAAGATTTCGGCGGCGTTGCAAGCCCGGCGCGTTCAAGGATCGCGCGGCAGTCGTTGCGGGTAAGGCGCTCGTCTACCAGCGGGTAGACGTTCTCAATACGCTTGAAGCCGGAATCGCGCATCCGGTGGAACTCGTCTACGCTGATCCCCAGCATCAGGTGTATCTTCTCGCGCGCGTACTTGTCGTACAGATAGCGCCGGATCGGTTCGACTTTGTACTGTCTGGTGCACTGGCGCTTCAGTATAAACGATCCGTCTCGTGCACGCCAAGGCGCAGGCGTGAACGCCGGGTTGTTCAGCATATCCCCGTACAGATCGCGCCGTATGATTGTTATACCGCGCCCGTATTCGTTCTGCAACCAACCCGCGAAGTACGCGACGTACTCGCGCGTGTTTGGCGCTTCGGCGTCGAGCAGATCAACGTGGATAATCTCATCGATCCGCCAGCCGCGCTGCATCACCAAAACCACCAGCGCGGTACTCTGCACCCCGCCGCCGTATGAGATGACGGTAGCCATACCCACTCCTTTCTATCGTCGATTCAACCGCGCCGCGCGCGCCCAGTCTGAGTTACGGAACCGCGCGCCCAGCGCCCGCGCCTGCTCTCGACTAACGCCCGCGCGCTGGAGCGCTGCAAGCGCTGCCTGCAACGCATCGTCCCCGCCGTCCCCGTCCCCGCGAAAACCCCCGATTTGGTCGATTTTTGCGGGTTCGGGACGGTCGGGGACGGGGACGCTTGGGGACGGGGACGGGACGGAAGCCGTCCCCGCGCGTTCTGATGCCGTATCCGACCGTCCCCGCCGTCCCAGCGCTTGCCGATGCGCCGGGACGGACTTCTGCTCATCAGCCGTCACAACACGCGCTTCTTCTTTATTTCTATACGGTGTTGTGACAGCGCTGAACAACAGCGTCTCCAGCAGCGCTGCGTTATTGCGCGCGTTGATCAGCGCGTCGAAGTCTCCGACCAACGCCGGTGTTCGGATAAGGAACTGCTCGTTGTTGTGCCGCACCACGAACAGCCCGCGCTCGCCCGGCGGCGGCGGCAGTTGTGACGGGCGATACAACAGCGCCTTCGGATCGCGCACCCCCAGCGCCGGGGCATCTTGACTGCCGTCAACCAGCGCGCCGGAAATGAGCGTTGATAAGTTCATCCGCCACTCCAGCCGCTTGCCGGTTGGGGTTTGCATCGAGACGATCACCCTAATCCCCAACGCCCGCGCTTTGCTGACCAGCGCGATCAGTAAACGTTCCGTCTCGTCAACAACGTCGATAATATCCGTCGCCAACACAATCAACAATGGCAGCGGGTCGGGCGCGGCCCGGTTATACTCCTCGACGCTGCGCACCCCGGCGCTCAAGAGCAGCCCGAACCGGCGCTTCGCCTCTTCGTTGATTACACCGATTGCATCCAGTATTCGCCGCTGCCCCTCATCACCGTAGCCGCCCGCGGGAGGGAAGAGCATCTGCGGCGACCGCGCGAGGTTCGGCGTCAACCAGTCGCCCTTCCCGTCGAGGATCGCCCACTGCGCGCCCGGCTCGTTGAGCAGCGCGCTGAACCACAAGCGCAGCAGGTGATCCTTCCCGCAGCCACTGGTACCGTACAGCCCGATGTGCAGCGCGTCGCTGCCGAAGTCAAGCCAACGGAAGCGCCCTGTTTGGTCGCGCCCCAGCGGAACGGCAAACCGCGCCGGGCGCGGGTCGGCGGGGTTGAACAGCGACGGCGGAGGAAGCGTCACAACACTTGCTTCTCTTTTATTTATATGAGGTGTTGTGACAGCAGCCGCGGGCGCGGGCGTCTGCTCATCACCCGTCACAACACTATCTTCTTCTTTCTTTCTATACGGTGTTGTGACAGCAGCAGCAGCGTTCGGCAGCCAGCCGCGCTGCTCAAGTTGACGCTCGACCCGGTAGGCAGCGTCGTTGAGCGCGTGGTAGGCGCGCACGACCGCCTCGCGGTTCGTCGCCGCGAACAGCGCGAGGAACGCAAACACCCCGGCGATCGGGTCAACGCTGAACGCGACCGCAACGGCGAACAACATCAAAAAGACGGGTTTCCCGCTGACGTTCACCGTCCGCCTCCCCCGCTTCCGCCGCCAGGCGCGCGAACGTTCGCGGCGAGCAGCAGCGCCGTCAGCGCGAGGAGAACGGTGAGGAACTCAAACGCGAAGGACGCGGCAAACGTCCAGCCTATTTTTGTGAGCACCACCGCCGCGCCCTCAATCGCGTCCGGCAACGGCGCAAACAACCCGCTGCGCTGCCAGACCTCAACGAGCGCGGCGGCTTCGTTGTAGTCTGTGACAATATCGAAAAAGATAAAGAAGTACACCATCCACCGCAGCATCGGGATGTCACGCTGCGCCAGTGCGCCGAGCGCGATCTCGCTCAGCGTCGGCAGTAGCGCGATAAACAACGTGAACAGCGCCAGCCACTCCTCGCTCACAGATAACACATCTGCGACAATTGGCTGCATAAACCGCTGCGTCGGTACGATGTCGTAGCGGTACGCGAGCGCCCCGAAGACGTACGCGAGAATGAAGAAACACACCGACGCCACGCCCGCCGGAACCCCCCGCACCCCGCGCGCCCAATCCGCCGCGCGCTTGAGGTTGTCGCTCAGATCGAGCGCGCTCAGTAATCCGTCTGCAACGTTGCTGTTGACAAGGGCGAGGATGACGCCGCCCGCAATAACCCAAGAGATGAGGTCATTCATACCACATCCATCCCTTCTTCTTCAGCGTCCAACTCCCCACCAGATACGCTCCTTTCGGAATATCGCGCCCGGGCGCGTACTCCGGTTGCGTCGCGCCCTCGCGCACAAAGATCACAAAAATCCCCGCTGCGCGCGTCGCTGGATCGCGCTTCGCTCGGTTCTCACAGCGAAGGAGCGCGCGCTCCCAATTCTCCAACTCCTGATGCGGAACTTCTTCAATCTTCCACCACATATTCCCTCTTTCTTCATCTTCAACAGCGCCTTCCTCAGACGCTCCAATTCCAACGCCGGCATCACCCAGCGCGGGCGTTTGCGCACCGCGCCCGCGCGCGCCAGCAACACCGCGACCCGCACCGCTTGCAGACGGCGGAATGCGGTAAACTTACGGTACAGCCGGTACGTACTCTTGTTCATTCTTTCCGCCTTTCCAACGCCCGCGCCAGCATCTGTACAACCGTCTCGTGAACGTACCCCCAGCGTAGACAGACCGCCGCAAGGTCGCGGTAGGGCTGGCGCAGTCGTTTCGCCGCGCTGTGCAGATCGGTGTAGACGGTCAGTACGTCCTCATCCAGACGCCAGCACAGACCGAGATGCGCTTCCGGTGTATTGGGATCAACATACGTTTCCCCGACCGCCGCGCGCTCGTTGAGCGTCGGGATGTGATAACGCAGAAAATATCTGATGAACGTTGGTCGATACCCGACGTTCAGCATCAGTTCCGCAACCGCCCGCGCATCACTGCGCAGTTTGCGCCGCGTCCAGCGCCGCAGTCGCGCTTCGGTCGCCTCCGCGCCGCGCAGTCGCGCAGCGAAGAAGCGCATCGCCGCGCGTAGATCGTCATCGCGCATCGTTGATCCCCTTGCATATCAACCGCAGCGACCGCGCCGACGGAACCAACCCCAACTGAAACCACCACGACGCCGCCCGTCGGTCGCGCTCGTCTTCGATGCGCTCCAGCGCCTGCGTCACGCGAAGCGCCAGACGCAGCGCGGCGCTGGCGGGCGGGTCGCTGATCGCGTCGTTCCAGTGTCTGTTGATAAACTCGCCAAGTAGCGCAGGCGCGCACTTGTGCTGCAAGAGATATTCCGCCAGCGCCTCCCGATCCGCCAGCGCACGCCGCAACAGCGCCCGCGCCGCGTGACGGTCAAGCTGTGCGTCTGCGGGAAGGTGCGCGTACCAGCGCACAAAGCGCTCTACGTCGTCACTCATCAGCGCGCTCCTTCCCCAGCAGTTCATCTAAAACTCGCCTGGGCATCATCACCCACTCCCGATCCACCCGCGCGCCGTTTTCGGTGCGCGTCGGAACGTCGTCACCGAACACCAGAACAAATAGCGGAATACGCTCAAAGCGCGCGGCGCGGTCGATTGTCTGAAGCAATGCGTCGAGCGTCGGTTTGGTCAACATCTTTCGCCTCGCTTTCACTTCCACCGCAAATCCGGGGTTATCACCAACGAACCCATCAACGCCGAAGCGCGTGAGGTGCCCCACGCGCCCGGTGGATGTCAAAAGGCGGGCAAGCGACGGATCGCTCACCCGCCCGAAGATGGTTTGCAATGCCCGCAGTGCTTCTCTCTCCTTTCTTTTCCAGCGAGGTTCAGAACGGGACTTCTTCATCTTCTTCTTTCTTCCAGTTGCGCGCCTTACGGACGGGCGCAATGTGGACAATTTCCGCCCAGCCGCTGGGCTTGGTTTCGATTGTCAGTTGATATTCCCGCCCAACGGCGACGGTCTGGACATACTCCTCTGCGCGCTCTAACTGTTCGTCGGTCATCTGTGCAACGCCGTAAAGCGCCGCCAACGTCTTGTACAAGTTTGTGACCTTCCCGCCGTTTGGATGCGTCAACCGTTTTGGCTTCCGCACCCACTTTGAGACACGCACCGGCGCGTCTAACTCGGCGTCCTCCACCTCAAACTCGAAGACAAAAACGTCCTCCATCACCGGCTCCGGGCTAAGCCGCGTTTCAAACGTCGGACGTTGGCGCTCTTTGACGCCCAGAAACCGCCCGATGTACGCCCCGTTCAACTCCGGTCGCTCTCGCCCGTTTCCGTTGTGGTTGATGAGTTCTTTGAACATCTCGTCACTTCCTTCCTTTTCAACTTCGGCACACTCGCCTTACCCGTCACTATACACCAGAACGCCCGTTTTGTCAAGCGGTTCGCAGCGTTTTCTGAACGGGCACCAACGGCATTCCTCTGTGCCCCAAGCGACCGCCTCGGCGATATATCCTTCGAGCGCCAGCGACTGCAACCGCAACGCTTTGTACAGCAGCGCCTCAGCGCGGGCGCGGTCGATCTCGAAACGCAGTTCCTCCATCTCGCCCGTATCACGATTGACCAGCAGCACAACCCCCGTCTGCGCTTCGACCAGCGCCGCGTAGACGCTGATCTGATCGATATACTCCTCGACCTTCGAGCGCGTCGCCCACTCGCGCGCGCTGACGGTTTTGATGTCAACGACCGTCAGCGCGTCGTTGTCGTCAAGCAGCAGCGCGTCGATCCGCCCCGACACCGCAGCGCTCATCACCCGAACCTCTGTTTCAACGCGCCCCGGATACGCTTCCTTCAGCAGCGCTTCTAAGTGCGCGTGGATCGCGTCGCCCAGCAGTGCAGACGGACTATCCGCCCTCGGCGCGTCCGGTTCGCATCCCAACAGCGCGAAGGTGATGCGTCGGTCACAACCGGAAATCTCGCTCGCGTACACCCGATCCCGCGCCGCGACCGGTCTGCGCTTCGCGGCAACGACGCCGCGGATCGCGTCGACGAGCGGCTGCGGTTTTTGGATTTGGACGCCGAAAAACGAAGTCATCTTAGTATTTCCTCCAATTCTTTGAAATCGGATTTGCTTCAACCGCAGGCGGGCACTGCATCATATACCGCTGCGCCGCGTTGAGCATCGTCTGCTCCAGCCAGCGCTGCGCCTCATCTTCGGCGAGCGCTTCCGAAACAATCGCCAGCGCCTCGTCGTAGATCGGGGCGACGATCATCCGCTCGATCCCCAACGTCGCCTCAACCTCGCCCTCGCGCGGCGCGCAGAGACGGAAGGCGTCTGACATCGCTTGCGCCATAACGACCGCGTTGCCCCCTTGACAAGGGAAATTCATCGCCTGGCGTTGGATCGCGCCGCGCTGCCGCCACTGCTCCTTATTCGACGCGGCAGGCTTCGGCAACGTAAACCAGCGGCGCAGACCGGCGTACGTCGTTACGTATCCGGCGGTCGAACCGTCGAGACGCTTCGCGGTCTGCTCAAACGGCGCGCGGGCGGTGTCCGCAAACCAGTTCGACAACACCGGATACACCGACCGGAAGTCGCGGAAGAATTGTCCCGCCTCTTCGACCGATAGATGCAACTTCTTCGCCAGCCCGACCGGGGTGCCGCCGTAGAAGTATAAGAACGCAACCACCTTTGCGACTTGCCGCGTCGTCTTCTTGTACGTCTTCCCGATCCTCTCCATCAACCCGCTTTCGATTACAAACCGCACCGTTCGCTGCGCATCCCACCCCGACGGAAGAACGTACCCCTCAACCGGTTGGTTCTGGAACGTCAGCGTTGTCGGTGTCGGTTCGTCAACGTCCCCGCGCCGGATGTGGAACATCAACGCCGCGGTAATGCTGTGGTTGTCACCGCCGGAACGGAACAACGCCAGCAGCGCGGGGTCTTCCGAGAGATCGGCGGCGATGCGCTGTTCCATCGCTGCGTAATCGGCGTTCACAAAAACGTACCCTTCCGGCGCAACGAACGCGCTGCGGTAGTCGAGATCGTCACCTTCGCCGCGCGGGATATTCAAGAGATTGGGTTCACCGCACGCAAACCGTCCGGTGTCCGTCCCGGCCATCTTTAGGTTCGGATGTATCCGACCGGTCAACGGGTGGATGTGCGACAGAAACCCGCGTCCGTAGGTCGAAACGCGCTTCTGCCAATGTGACCACCGGCGGTACAACTCGAAAAATCGGCGCTTTTCCGGGTCATCCTCATATTCGCGTTCAACTTCGCCGAGTTCTTGTTTGTCCAGCGAGTTGATGTCAATCCCGCGCATTCTCGCCGCCGTCTTTACGAGTTCGCGCTTCGTCAAATCCTCCGGTTCGACGCCGAGGTACTCCGCAAATTGCTCCGACGCAGCGCGCAACCGCCGCTCCGCCTCGTCCGCCAACTCGCCCCAACAGACGGCGTCGATGCGCAGCCCGCAGTACTCTATCGCTGCGGTCGGGACGGTGAGACTGATGAACAACCGCACCGCGTCCAGCGCACCCAGCGCCTCAGCGCGGCGCTGCTGCTGGCGCCGGATCGCAAAGAGCAGTTCGACATCTTTGAGCGCGTATTCCACTTGCTCCGGCATCGGCTCCAGCACGTGCGGGTTGCTGAACGTCTCCCGCACGCTCTTATCGAGCGTCTCGCCAATCCAGCGTTCGGCGATGGCGGCAAGCGAGTGCGAGAAGTCGAGACCAAGCGTAATGACGCGATCCGCGACAACCACATCCCACTCGACCTTCGGAAAAATCCCGACGGTGTGCAGCACAAACTGCACATCAAAGGTGAGGTTCGCGCCGACCAGCGGCACGCGCTCGAATATCGGGATAAAGATATCCAGCCCGACGCGCAGCGCGTTGAAGCAATAGGCGTCGCCGGACGGCGTTGCGAACTGGACGAGAAAAATACGGGAAGTACGCGGGTCTAATCCGGGTCGCACCGGGTCGTTGCCGTAGTCGCCGGTATGGAGCAGCCGGGCGATATGCCGCATCACCCACGCCGGAACAACCGGACTATTGAGCGCTTCCAGTGCGCGCTCAAGATCGTTGATGCGCCGCGCCGAGGTCTTCCCGCCGCGCGGGACTTCGGCGAGGAGACGCTGAAGACGCTGCTTCTCGGCGAGGTGATCGACCGGCGGGGGCAGCGGGTCCGGCAAATCGTCGGGGTCGGGGTCAAACGTCAGACCCCACCGGTTTCGCTTGAGGTACGCAAAGTACGCTTTATACGCGGTCTTGGTTCGCTCTCTTGGGTAGTGGAAGTGCGGCTGCGTCTCGATGTCGAACGCAAGCGCTTCGCATTCGAGCAGTGATTGAACCGCATCAAGCGCTTCTTCTCTGTCGTTGATGTATTTCCTCAACTTTCACCAACCTTTCTTTGATGTCGTATTCTCTGTGCTTCCGCATCGCCCCGCGCCGCGTGCGCAGCCAGCGCGCAGTTGAGGGCGTGCGCAGCACATCGAATACTGCCAGTCCGTCGAGGAAGAGAATAGCAGCATAGACGGGGATTGTCAAGCGCCTCGCCGCGTCAACGACGGATTGCGGCAGAATTGTGGTGCGGTACGTATCGGATCGGACCGAGCGACGCTTGACTTCCAGCGCGGCGACCGGTCGCTCGCCGTCAACGATCAGAAAATCCAGCGGCGCGTAGGCGTCCAGCCGCACCAGCGTCAGATCGAGACGATGCGGGTAGAGCAGCAGCGCCGCCGTCTGCGCGATCACCCGCTCATACGGCAGCCCGAACGCGGCTTGTTCGTCAAACGATTTCATTGAACGCTACAACTCAAGCCGCTCCAGATACGCAGCATATCTGCGTCGCACATCTTCAAGCGACGCAACGCGCTGCCAACGGGCGGTCATTCGTCCGTCCGCTTCCCAACACTCCACTTCATACACAATTATCCCGCCGCCATCTGCTTCGTAAAATGCGGTCATTGTATCCGGCGTGCGAGTCTCTTCATCCCCCAATTCAATAACCATCCCCAACAGCCGCGCCCGGATCACCGTCGCCTCACAGTCGCCGTCGGTCGCGCCGCTCCAAAATATCACGTCACGATACGTCGCCATACGCGCCCCCTAGTGTACAGCAGTAGCAGCCGTCACAACACCGGCTTTTCTTTTATTTATATGATGTGTTGTGACAGGCGTCCCCAAAAACTCAAACACCGGCGCGGTGCGGTCTGCGTACCGCTTGCGGATGCCGGTGGTGCGTAGCCGCGCCCGCTCGACGTTGATCAGCCGGTAGACGCGCACCCGCTTCCCGCCGTCTACCCGCTGCTGCTTCCCCTCGATCCCGACGCCGATCCGCTGGAAGAGCGCGCCGATGAACGACATCGGCTTCCGGCGAAAGTCTTCGCGCACCTTGACCCCCAGCGCGGCGTGGATCAGCAGCCGGTTGCGCTCTACGAGGTCGAGGAATTCTTCAGTGATTGCAATCTCCGCGCCCTCTTCGATCCGCAATTTCAGCGCGGCGAGTAACGCGGTGAACCAAGCGGCGAACAACGCGAACCGGTTGCGGTCGGCGCTGAACCGCCGCGTTGTCTCTATTTCGTCCAGCGCCTTTGCTATCTCTGCATCTTCCACCGCCGCGAAGCGCTGCGCCGCGCCGTATGCGCCGCGCTCGTCGTCGAGCACTAATTCAGCGTCAATCTCGATGCCGTACCGCTCCTCCAATTCGACCTTCCGCTCTGCGTCGCGCTTCTCTTCCGCCGTCTTCGCGTCATCAGGCGCGGGCGCGTTGGCGATCCGTTCGGCGCGGGCGCGCTCTTGCGCTTGGCGCTGTTCGCGCAGCGCTTTCGCCAGTTCGCGGCGACGGTCGGTCGGTAGATTCGGCTTGTCGCGGTCATCCCAAACTTCAACGCCTTCAGCCACGTATGCGCCGGTAAAGTTCTCAAAAAAGTTGTTCTTCTGCGCCGCAGTTTTGGCTTTGACAACGCAGTACAGATCGAGGTAGACGTGGTCCCATTCCGTCGCCGGTTCCGCCGCACCGGACGCGCGGGAAACGCGGAAATCGGCTTCCAATTCGCGCAGTTTGGCGAGATCGCGGTACGCCTCCGGTGATGTCGGTTCGTTCATTCGTTTGGTCTCAACGTACACGTTGATCTCGCGTTCGCGCGGGTTGCGGATGCGCCCCAGTTGCTGACGGAAATCATCCACGTCGCCCACGCCGACGCCGTTGCGGGCGATCCCGAACAGTGCGAACCCTTCCACATCAATCGAGACGCCGGTGCCGACGGACGGCGAGTAGATGAACACATCAACATCTCGTAGAATATTGTTGATGTGCTCAAGCGTCTCGTTGTTGTTCTCGCTTGTTTCCGACGTAATCTTCAATATCCGCGCGTCCGGTAAAACCTGTCGGTAGAACAATTCCGCGCGGTCGGCGTCGGCGCGGGTGTTGCACGCAAGCGCGATTTTCCACGCATTGGTTTCGTACCACTCCAATGACTTCTGAAGTACGTCTTCCGGCGTCGGCAGCAGTACGAGATGGTCGATTGCGCGATGCGCGTACTCATTTTCGACGTAAGCAATAGGTTGGTCGGGAAACGCAGATTGAATGAACGTCAGCGTCGCTTCGCCAACATCGGCGTCGGCGAGAATAATCAAACGCGCTTTGCGGAGATGCTCCATCAACGCGCCGACAGCCGAGACTTTGCGGCTTTTCAGATTGCGGTCGTTGACAATCGCCTTCAGCACCTGCTCGATCTCGTCAACGATCACGAGATCATACGGCGCGTCTGTCTCGATTTTGTCGAGACTGTGGATGGTGGTAGCAACGCGCGGGGCGTTGGTGATCCACTTCCCGTCTTCGTAGTATGGGGTAAGGTTGAGGCGCGCTGCGCTCTGCCGCACCAGTGAGACGCGGTGCCCCACAGACAACACGCGCGGGTAGCACTTCGCCGCCTCCGCCAACCACTGCGTTTTACCGGTGCCTTTTGCGGAACGAATTACAACGATGTTGGGGTACTGATCGTCGGGGTCAATCTCGATGTCGAGGTAGCGCTGGTTGATGCGCATCGCGTCGGGCAGTTCCGGCGATACGACGTACCCGCCGCGCAGACCCGGCACCGTCCCCTCAAATCCGTACTTGCGTGCGAGATTGACCAAAACACCGATGCCGCTCTCAACATCTTCTGGTTTCCGGTGCGCTTCCCAGTTGTACGTCCACTTGTCCAGCACCTCCGTCGCAACGTCTTCCGGCAGTGCGGATTGGATCGCCCACACCGCTGCGAGCCACATATTGTACTCCAGCCCGTCGCCCGGAATGTACTTCAGCAACGTCTCAATCGTTTCGCGCGTCGCTGCGCCGCCGACGTGCTTCGGTGTGAGAAGCGGCTTGCGGGCAAACGCGGCGAAATCGGCGAGGTCGTAGTAGCGGTCACTGTTGCGGATGACGGTGACGGGTTTCTTCTGCGGACGCTGTTTCCAGTTGTAACTCCCGATCACCCGGATCGACCGCGCGGCGTCGCTGGTGTTGTCCAACGTCCAGCCGTAGCGCGCCGCCGCGATGCGCAGTTGCGCTTCGACGCCTGCTTGCACCGGCGCAACGTCATTGACCCAACGCGGTTCGCGCAGCACCCACATCGGCATCAAGCCG